CGGTGGCTTTTATTCACAAGGTCAGCCTAACATTGCGGCACTGGTAAACGAGTTGGCTCGAGATTACACCTATAAACCGCAAAACCAAAAGTAGAGTTTTTTCAAAACCAAAAGTAGAGTTTTTTGCCTTTTAAAGGTCGCTTAATAGATGTTTACGACCGGATCAGCCACGGCCTTCACCGTCTGCTCTTTTTTATAGGTCTTATAGACCGCATTCACAAATTCACGCAATACCCTCTCAAACATTTGCGGAGCTGTTTCGGGATTGATTATTCTTGGCTTGTTCACCTTGTCGGCTATGCCCGTGTAAAGCGGATTGGCTACACTATCAGGATAAGGTGCGCTTGTCAATTGCTGCACCATCACACGACTCACCTCTTGGATGTTCGTGTCTTTGATCTGCACCTTAATCGTAGTCTTTTGAGCAACGGCCACAGAGACTATCAATGTGGCTATGAGTGTTAAGAGTGTTTTCATTTTACAATTATTAGGTATCCATCTTTTATGCTTACTATGCTTCCTTTGATTTCCAGACCGTGTTGAACGCCCGTGAGAAAGGCTAACTGCTTTTGCTGTACTGCCTGTAACTTTGTGTTAATCAAAATCCAAGCGGCATCTTTCTGAAGTTCCTGACCTTCTTGATTGAGTTGGTCAAGTAAGGTCAAATCTTCTTGGCTTAACTTAATTTTGGTAGTGTCATTAATAACGTGCCATTTGCTATCCTTAAATGCGCTAGGGCTTGCTTTAGCCGTTGTTTTCACCCGTAAATGAGGCATCACAGCATTGGTAGTTGCCTGCCCAAAGGCAAGTGAGCAAATGAATAATAGTGTGAGTGTTAATAGTGTTTTCATATTTACGCTTAGTTAATTACCAAAAATCCTACCCTTGTTTCAGCCGTTGCGGCTGCGTTTAAATTTATTGTGAATGATCCTGATGCTCTGACTACGTTCTTAATCGTTGCCGTTGCATCGTTAGTTTCTATGGTGCAAAATATATGGGAAGTGGTTGTGGCCAAGCTGTTTGTTACAGTAATACTTGTAGCTGCCGCAGCAAAGTTTACCGATCCGCTAGGTAAGTTTATAGTTTGATTACCTGTTGTCCCTCCAGCCGTTTCGGTAGATTGAAATATTACCCTTTCATTAAGATTTATTTGGCCGCCTCCTGTTGCGCTACCGATTGATACGTTAGTTGTCGACCCTGATACTCCAGCAGTTCCAATGTTTATTGTTTTAGTCGTAGCTGTTAGCGTTGCCCCTGTTGCAATGTTATAAGTGCTTGCTCCTGTTGAAGCTGTGAACATATTAACGGTCTGAGCTGCTGTGGCTGTATTGCCGATGCTAAGGTTAGTTGCAACCCCGAAAGCATCTATTGTTGTTGTCTGTGTATTGAGTAAATTGATTGAGTTAAAATTTGCAGACTGCGCTATGGTAGTCATTCCAAGTGTAAGTGTGCCTGAAACTGCACCTGTTACCGCACTTCCTATGTTTACGTTTGTAGACGACCCTGATGCACCCCCCGTCCCTATGTTGATTGTTTTAATTGTTGCAGTAGCTGTTGCATTTGTAAAAATATTAGCTGTTAAAGCTGTTGTTGGTGTACCTCCCAAATTAAACGTAGTAGCAGCTCCTGCAAAATTTACGGTTGTTGATTGAGTGTTAAATAACGCTAAAGAAGTGTAGTTTGATGGCTGTACAATCGTAGGAAATCCCAAAGTAAGAGTTCCTAAAACCGCACTTGCTGTTGCGCTGCCAATATTCACGTTAGTTGTACTTCCTGCTGCTCCCGCTGTTCCTAAATTGACTGTTTTAGTTGTAGCTGTGGCTGTTGCATTGGCTGAGTAGTTGTGTGTTACTGCACCTGTTGGTGTCCCTCCTACACTCAAAGTCGTTGCTGCCCCAAATAAGTTACCTGTAAGTGCAGCTGTATTGAAAACAGAGGCCGTACCTGTGCTTGTCGTAGTGATGGAAGGTGACGCCCCATTCATTGCGAATGACGTAGCATTGGCAGCCGTCAAGGTTACGTTTCTTAAATTGAGTGTTCCCGTGGTTGCTCCTATTGTTAACGTAGTCGCAGCACCAAATAAGTTCCCCGTTGTTGCTGTCGTATTAAACGCATCGAAAGAAGTTGAAGGAGTTGTAATTGTTGTGGTAATATCTGGAGAGGTCATTGACTGAACGCCCGTGAAAGTTTGAGCCGCGTCCGTTCTTGCTATCGTTGCAGAGGTTGTTGGAAATGTCATTGTAGTTGATGCTGTCCCTGACAATGCAAAAGGAGTCCAACTCATTGTTCCCGTAGTATTGGAACTTAACACCTGACCACTAACAGTAGGGTAAGCATTTGGTAAAATGTAATTATTGTTGGCTGCAAGTGTAGGTGCTTCAATACTTGCATAATTACTGCCACTTCCACTTGGTTCTAAGAATCTAAGTTGTGAGGCTGTTGCTCCACCTCCTAAAACAATATTATTACTTGCATCTGCAACAATTACTTTTCCCCAATTAGTAGCATTATGAAAATAAGGTACGTTGGTGTCTACTGTAAGCATTCCATTTACAGGAGTTGTGATGGATGCTCTTGTTGCGGTTGGTAATACAATGCCTTTAGTTGAGCTTTGAAAATCTGCAAGTACGGAACCTGCTGTTATTGTTGTGCCTCCAAATACATAACTATTTGCAGCAAAATTAAGATGTGTACCGATAAAAAATTGTTGCGTATTTGTGTAACCCCATCTAGTAGTACCTGCTGTATTAAATTGAAATCCTACATTAATGCTATTGCTAAATGTTATATCACTTGTCCCTGATGGAATGCCTAATTCCCAATAAAGTAAGTTATCACTTCTTTGAAATCGTGCCGTCCCACCAGTTCTTATATCTAATACTTTATTCGTATTATCCCAAGTCAAATCAGGACTATCTCCTATCGTAGTCCCTGATGTTGCAAAGGTTACACGCCCAGAGGTGAGGCCAGAGATGCCACCACCTCCACCACTTCCAGGTATATTCAACACCTGAAAGTTTGTGCCATCGTAGCTTAATAAATAGGTGGTGTTTGCTTTTAAATCGCCAGAAGCCAGGGCAGTGCCAGCCCCATCTTTAACCAGGCTCTTTACGCCTAATGCGTTGAAGTTAATCGTGCTGGCTGTTGTGTTTGCATTAGTAAATTTTACTAACTGCTGATAACCCGTTTGGTAACTGGTGATCGCTGCATTCACTGTAGCCGTATAGGCATTAGTGCCACTGGCTGTCACCGCAATCATGCCATCAACAATCGCCTGGTGCATATTAGCGGCCTTAGCGGGGTCGTAAATCTTGCCACGTATGTCCGTGTTAATCTTGTCCTTTAGGTTTTGGCCTAAAAGAGCAAACGGCACCAAAAAAAGAAGTATTAAAAAGCGTTTCATTTTGATTTGAATTTGTCAATTAACACTTGAAACAATTGCCCTACATAACTGCTTAAATTCTCGCGCATGCCAAAAAGCGCAAAACCAGCCAAGCCGCAGCCTATGGCTTGCCAGTCGCTCAAGTCATCCATGTACCAACCATAGAAGCCTACACACATGATCACGGCCCCAATCAGGGTGCTTAACCAGCTTTTAAATACATTTTCAAAGTTCATTTTATAGGGGTTTAAAAGGTTTATTTATGCTACGACTTTCTTCCAATTGCTATCTATCTGTCCTGGATTATCGATCAACGCTTGCAGCGTGCAGCCCACCGGAAACTTCACATCACCATTCACGTCAGCTGGCGAGGCCACCGATACAATAAACCAGTTGCCGCGCTTGATGGTGCCACCAAATCCATTGCCACCCACGGCTGGGTAAGTGCCTGGTGTGGCATCCCAAGCACCGCAGTCGAATAGGTATCTGTCTAATGATAGTATGCTCATAGTGGTTTCAGACGTGCTGTCCGTTTTGTTTTCATTTTCAAATTCTATCTTCCTGATCTTCGCCTTGCCGTGCATGGTCACCTCGCTTTCAAAGTCTTGCACCTCCATCTTTTCTTCAGTGGCAAAGGCAATCCCGTTGATTGTCACTGTATCGTGTGCCAGGGCTATTTGTATTTTCTCCATCAGGTAGAAAGGCACATCCCAGACTTCAAAGTCGTGTATTCGCGTCACGTACTCATTCAGCTTTATGTAGCGCCTCACACTGTCTTCCATGCCTACAATCTGCCCGGCATTGCGCGGCAAGCCCACCCGCGCAGATATGCGTAGCTTGTTTACAATGCCCGTGGTGTAGTCCATCAAAAACGCATTGTCTTTGTTCACATATTCCAGCAGCAATGTGTCAGGGTGTTCAGTGGCAAGCTCAATCGGCTCGCTGCGTGCGCTGAATGGATCAAACTGCAAATCTGTACCTCCAATAGTCAGATAGTATTTGCCTGCCGCATACGCATTCCAATTGATTTGCAGCTCCCACACTTCCCAGTTTTCTACACTGTAGATAGTGTTGATTGTAGCAACAACTGGCGGTGTGCCTACAAAGGCAACAGCCAACAACAGCACCGTGTAACCTAACGCGCCCGAAGTGCCAGGCAAAATATCCTGAATGGTGTACGTGCCATTCATGCTAGGCGTGCCGCTGATGGTGATGTCTTGGCCTACTTCATAATAGTAAGGCAAGCCTTCGGTAAAATACACTTGGGTAAAACCCGCAGCACCTGCAACGAGCAGCGCACTATTTGTCACTGGCTTATCCAGGTAGCTGGTGATCTTCCCGGGAAACAATGTCGCGGCCACTGTATTGTCCGCTCTTAACAACCTAGCGGTATGGTTGCTATAATTGCTGCGCCACTGTATGCGCGTTGCATCCGTAGTTAGCCACTGCTGGTGAAAGTTGCAGGTTTCTTTTTCAAACGGAAAGCGCATGTTGGCCAGCAACGTGTTGTCATAGCTTTGTAAGCCACCCTCAGCAGGTGGGCCACTCTCAATAATTACCCGGTGTGCATTGGCAATAGGAAAATCGGCAAAAGGAATTTTGTAAGAAGGCACTACCACCACACGATCAACCGTGCAGCTCGCAGCATCGCGCACGCGTATGTTATAGACGCCAGGCGCAAGAGATGCAAACACATTGCTCGATTGATACACGCCACCTCCATTCTTGCTATACTCAATAGGCCCCTGTGTAGAGCTGGCAATAATCGTGATCTGTCCATTGTTGGCAAACTTGCTTTGCTGCGGCACCACCACTGGTGCATCGATTGATAAATCGCAAAACACAGTATTGCTGATCGTCACATTCCGATTGGCCGTGCAGCTGGTATAGTTTCTGAACCTGATCTGCACATTGTAGGTGCCAGCGGCTAAGCCAGTAAATACAGGGCTGTTCTGCCAAGCACCTGCACCTATGCGATATTCCACCGGCTCGGTGCTTACCGTACTGTAATTAACTACTGTAATCGTTCCACCTGGCGAAACAGTGCTTTCAATATTGACTAGCGAGAGGTCGCAAAAAATACTTGTAAACCCAACTATCACACTTTGCTCTGCCGAGCAGCCACCAAAGGCACCATTTGTAACACGAATTAAATAAGTACCGGCTTTTAATCCTGTTATGGTAGAGAAGAAAGTAGTGAAGTTGACATTATCAGGCCCACCAATTACAGTAACTAGCGGAAATGAACCATTCTGCGTAAATGCCACCACTATCTGCCCATCGGCACTTACATTGGTCGAAGCATTGGTAGGAGTCAAGCTGGTAATAGCCACCGCGCAAACTGGTGTAGGATAGCTGACTACTTCTGCAAGCGGTGTCGTATTGATCACACGCACTTCATAGGTGGTTGCGCCATCTACTTGCGTGTACAACACAGCACCTGCGCTAAGCGGTGTTTCGCCCACAACATAGGTAATGTTAGTACCACTAACTATTGTATGCGTTACATCATTGTATTGAATGCTGAAGCGTTGAAAGAGCGAGGCGCTATTATATTCAAAGGTCAGTATCATAACGCTGCGGCTAAGAGTTTAAATTGAACACGGTTACTCTCTGCATCTGGCTTGGCACTGATAAGCCAGCCCTTCACATATTCGCGGTTGCTTGCGCTGAATTCGACAAAGCCATACGGCTGCGATTCAAACGCTGCCCAGTCAATGCTACCGGGTGCAGCCATAAATTCATAATACTCAGGCTTCCATAAAGGTTTAGGCAATGACGCAACAGCAATTGCCTTTTCATTGTAGCTGGTGCCGCCTACGCTGGTAACAGATTGGTTGTTACCTTCACCAATGCTCATGGCAATGCTAAGGTCTTCCTGATTGGCCAAACCTCCACGCAGGCGTACACCATTACGAACTATATTTTGAATGGGACTTAAACGCGCATTGTAGGAGGTTGCGCTGTCAATAACATTTGTCTGCGAGGCCAACTCATTCTTTTCCGGCACCAATGAAGGAGACCTCCTTAATTGAATAACAAAATTCTCTTTGTCTTTTTCAGTATCGGTAGTTTTGGCAATGGCCGACCTACGTGCAAACTCTATGCAATAACCACTGGTTATGTAGGGGCTGATAAGCGTCAGTTTCTTTTTTACCCTCGCAATAGGCAGCGAGTAAGTGCGCTTGCTGTTCACCTCGTCCAGGTTGTTAATTTGTAATCCGCGATTGTTCCACACATTGTATCCTGCCTCTACTTCATTGTAGAGATACTCTTGCGCCACTGAACGCTGTATATCGTTTACAAAGCTTAGCCGCATGGCCTTTACATTGCGGTAGAAGTAAGACAAAGGCTCCACCGCTATGCGATTAAACCCATTTACTTTCTCCAAGCCCATGCCCACGCCATCAATGGCCGCGCATGACTCAAACAAGTCTTTTGCGCTGGCATAAATAGGATGAGTGACAATCGAAAAACCGCGCAGCTGCTCACCGCTTGTTATGGCGCGCAAGCTGCCTGCGCCATCTGCCGCATAGCCATCTTCCGTTCTGCCGTAGTAGTCGCTCTTAAAACTGCTTGCTCTGCCCGTGCAGCTTCGCACCACACGCTTCCATACATCGTGAATCAATGTGGCTGTGGCGTTTGTAGAAGCAGAAACTGTCAGACCTACTAATTTGAACTCGCTTCCCGAAGGTGTATAGGTAAATGTATTACTACCTGGTAATGCGCTCAAAACGATTACGCCATAGAAGTAAACTTCATCGTTTTTGTTTAGGTTTAACACCACATTTTGAGAAAAAGATTGAGTGGCAAATGTGATTAGCCCACCCAAAGAGAGTGAGTAGGTAGAACCAATGTTAGTTGTAGTGTAGTTACCTGGCGTGCCTGTTACCAGCTTCCAATCTGCTTGATAATTGTAACTTCCTCCGGAGCCCCAAGTGTAAGCAACGGTAATATCAAATGTGTAAGTTCCTCCTTCGGCAATTAGATACATGTATTTGCTTACAGATTCTGGCTGAAGGCTTGATAACTGTGTTGGATAAGATTGTCTTTCTTTCAAATCATCAGATACCTCAACTGGATAGTCATTTATTAAGTACCAGGTTCCGGCAGTAACACCTGAAAAAACTTGCGCGCTGTCTGCTTGCAGTAAAGATTCATATCGTATCGTTTTACTGTGCATTGGCACGGTAATGTCCGTAAAGCCAGGCATTGCGTTTCCGTCTTGGTCAGCAGTAGCCTGTAAATTCACCTTCACATCTTGCCTGTTCTTAAACTTCTGGTAGAAGCCAACATCCATGATTTTGCATGTGGCAAAGTTGCGGTCGATCTTCAACGTCACCATTTCAAGGATACCCTCGAATTGCAAATCCCACGCCCTGGTCAGCACGTTCTTTCGCTCGATGGTAAGCGTGATCTCTGCCTCTATGCCATAGGTATTGAACAGCTCAGTAATAAGCGCACGGCCTTCTTTCACAAACTTTAGTTCGGGGTTGTACTTCACAAACACACCATGCAGAGTAGGGTCGCGCTCTATTGTTTTGCGCTCTGCATCCCAGCCCATAGGGTCGGTTTGCAAGGTGACAGCTCGCTTAAAACTGGGGTGATATAGTTTGAAGCGATACATCACCAGAAGTAGTTTTGTTTGTAGGTTTTCTTCACCACACCATCACGCTCTATGTAATCGTACAAGCCTTTGGCATCAATGCCTTTGCCGGTGGTAGGCTTGTTTTTGATTTCCTTTAAAATGTCGCGCATCTCAGCCATCACCGGGTCGCTCTCCGCCTTCAGCTTCACAAACAAATCACCGCGCAAGTGATTAGGTATGTTGCGGTCAATGATGTTTTTCAAATCGCTATAGCCCACATTCTCGTCTTCTATAATGGGCTTTAAAATGTCTTTAAACTTGCGGCTCTTGCGCGCGGGCACTACACTTTCGTGAGCGCTTAGGCGAGCGAGAATACTATCACTGGTCTCGGTGCCAGCGCCCATCAAATCAAACACACCATCTTTAAAGGCGGGTAACTTGGCGTTGAGCACCGCTGCCAATTGTAAAGCACCGGTAAGCCCTGCAAATATTTGGAAAGGAACAGCAGCAGGATAGCCAAGATTAGCTCCCGTCTTTATGATCGATTCAGCGGTGCTTGCCAATATGTTGAACATAGAAAGCTCTTGCTGCTCTTGAGCCTGCTTGCGTTTTAGTGCTCTTTCCTTAGCTGCAAAGTCGCGGTTAACTTTCTCCTTGCTCTTGGCGTTATCGCCCGTGAGCCTTAGCTCATAATCTTTTGATGCTTGCAAGTCCGAAAGCTCGGCCTGCATGTTCTGCGCGCTGATCAGGTACAGCGTGTTGACCAACTCCACGCCAAACTGAAATGCCGCTTGCTTCAATGCTCTGCGGTTTTCTTCGTGTGCTTTTTCAGCATCTATCAATCGCTGTTGCTGTGCCAGCTTATCTTCATACTCTTGTTCATAAGCGCGATCGCGCTCGGCTTTGATGTCTTCGTTTATTTTTTTCAGGCCATCAAGATTGAGGCTAGGGTCTACCGTTGTAAAATCTCCCTGCATGCCCTCACCGTCTTCAGTAGATTTGCCTGAGGCGATATCAGCCAAAAAGCCTTTTAAGAATTTGTTGCGCGATTCTTTGATCTCACTATTCGCTTTGCGCTCAGCATTTACCCGAGCCGTTTTCACAGCATCCGCAGCAGCTGTCTCCTTTTTTAAAATCTCTTTGTTTTGTTCCTCCTGGTAAGCAAGCAACGTAGCACGCTCTGCCTGTATAGACCCAATACGCGCAGCGCGTTCGTCAAACTGCCCATCTGATTTTCCGCTTCTGAATACCTCATCATCTTTCTGCTTGATCTTTATCAACTCCTCATCAAGCAATCTGATGTACACTTTAAACGCCTCGTTCCGATCTTTGTATGCCCTTGCAAAAGCGTTGAAGCTCTCAATGTCATTGCCTTCCTTACCGGATTTCAATCGTGCTGTTAACTGATCATTCGTTTCGATCAATAGAGTGATATCATTGATCGCATTTCCCAGGAATGAAACAAATCCGGAGAGTGGCCCTTTGTTGCCATCGCCAATTGTTTTCAACAGCTGATCCCAACTGTCGCCCAAGTTTGAAATCTGTCCACCGAGTGTCTGACTGATTGCGGCCATCGAGCCACTTACACCTTCCACATCGCCCAACGTGAGCAAGTAGGCACCCATTGCCTCGTTGGTGAAGTCTACTTGCGTCTGCACGCCTTTAAAGCTGAAGGTCACCTGGTCGCCTTGCTTGCTGGCCTTGATGCCAAATTCTTTTAACCTTTCAAACTGTCCGGTTTGTGCGTCTAAGAAAGCCTCTGTCAATTGATCAAAACCTTTTCCGGTGGCACTGGCTAAGTCGCCAAGTTGCCTGAGCTGTTCTATGTTAGGCTTGAAGCCTTGGTTAGCCAGCTTCACAAAACTGTCCGTTAATTCACGTACACTAAACGGTGTCTGCGCAGCAAACTTGGTAATGTCTGATAGCGCTCTCTTCGCTGCACTATTACTTCCCAGTGTATTGGTAAGCACCGCTTCAAACTTTTGAAACTCTGCTGTGATATTCACCACCTCGCCAACAAACTGCTTCAGCTTATCCAGTGCAAACACTCCCGCAAGTGCGGGGCCTACTGTTTTGGCAATGCCGCCCAGGCTACTGAGCTGCCCCTTCATGTTATCGATACCGGCTGCGCCATCGCTGCCACCTTTCTTGGCAGTGGTCACCAACTTCTCTATCTCATCTTCGGCTAGTCCTGCTGCTTTTCCGGCACCGCGCAAAGCGGCTATCAGCTTATCAATATCATTGATAGCTGGTTTTACGTTTGCGCCTATGGGAAAATCTGCCATTTTAAACTTTGAACTTTGAACTTTTAACTACTTCTTATCTGCCTTGGCTTCCTTCGCCAATTGTTTCAACTGTTTCACTCGCCTGTCCAGCCAGAAGTAAAACTCCTCTGCTGTAAATCTTCTCACTAACCTTGTCTCGCTGGGCACGCCATTGCACAGCATATCGAGCAGCTCATCGCGCTCTTTCTTGGCCGCTACTCGTCTGTCCCACCGCGTAGTATCATCTGGTAGGCTCTTAGCTTTGCGGCCCCTTCTACTAAAAATGTTTCGATGTCGGCTGGTAACTGATCGCCAGAAATTTTCAAAGTCTCGCGCAGCAGCCTGTCGAAAAAAAAACTCTTGTTGGGTAGCTTCTTAAAAGCTTTCACCTTCACCATGGCCAGGTCATAGTCAAACGTGGTCAGGTCTTCGCGCTCGGTGAAGTAGGCAAGGCTAGCCAGGTTGTACAAGCTCTCTACCGTAGTGATGTTCTTCACAATATCTTCCAGCGTGAAGAGCAGCGCACCAATCCGGTTCACATCACTCTTGGCATTCGCTTCTTTTAACTTCTCCACAAACTCCAATAGCATTTCACGATCAATGCCCATGGTCATCTCTTCGCGCAAGGTGTTGTAGTGAGCGCGTCTGCCTTCAGGCATATCAGCCACCTGCACAAACTCCCAGTATTGCTCACCATCTATGATCAAGCCCGGCACCGGACGTATCAATTTGCTGTTCACCTTATCTAGTGTGTACTTCTGATAAGTGATTTTGTAGAGGTAGGCAATCAGTCTTAAAAGGAGTTTTCTATACATATAAAAAGGTTTTAAATCAGCGTTTAATCCATCCATAAATCAGTGCGAATGCCAACCCGGCAATCACCAGCCACGCTGCAAAAAATTGGAATTTATTCCACAGGCGTATCCAATAACTGTCCGGGCCGACAACCACTACGGGAGGGCATCTCACCACACCCTCCACGATCTTTACCTTGACAATAGTGTCAGGTTTTAAGGTTGACTGATAGCGCAGTGCGCGGTTGTATCTATCAATCCAATATTTGATTTGCAGCTTGCCTGAGGTACTTACTTTGGTGAGCGTATCTAAATAGAAATCTTCTGTTTGCTTTTGCCAGGCAAGGCACAGGCTGTCCAGGCTAATGCCACCTTCCAGCGTGTCGGCAGCAACAGGCACTTCAAAGCGCACCGAGTCTTTGTAGCGCATCACCACACTATCCTTACTCACCTTACCAAACTTGTCTAAACACTTTTGGTAAGTAACGCAGCTGCTGAGCATGAGCCCGGCAACCAGCAACCAGCAACCAGCAACTAACTTGGCCATTTATCGTAAATATTTTTCTTGTCAATTCCCTTTGCCAATGCCCACTGCACCACGCTGAAGCTCGGGCAGTCTTTCTTTTGAAACTGATTGTGTCCGGCTACTTTAATGGTAGGGAAGAGTTCAATCATCTTCTTCACATAACCTTCCAGCACGGCATGCTGCATTTCTGTGCGCGTGTCTTCGGCTTTTTTGCCATCGGCACTCAGGCCACCCACATACACAATGTGGCGACTTAAATAATTGATACCCGGTTGGCCGTTGGTGATCTCCCACTTGTCTATGGTGTCATCATTATTGTAGGGCACAAGGTTTTCGATCTGCCCGTTCAGGTGAATCATATCGCTGTAGCCTACTTGCTTCCAGCCACGACCTGCAATTTTGTAAACACTTACACCGCCTACCATTTGTGGAGCGATACCGCTAAGTGCAGGATATACCTGCCCCATGAAAGTAACTGTGTTGTCAGGATTTTTGCAGGGCCCTAAGTGCCACTGGCGCAGCTGATCGCTGCTAATGTTTTGACCAGCACGTGTAGCCGTGCAGTGGATAACGAGGTACTTTATTTTAGATGCCATGGTGAGTTGGTCTATATTTTTTCTCCCATCTGGCCCGGCTTTGATGTAATCTCCACCGGGCGCTATCTGGGGGTTTATGTAGCGAGAGTGGGACTTGAACCCACGGCCTCCAGGGTATGAACCTGGCGAGCTACCATCTGCTCTATCTCGCGGTTTTCTGAAATCCCCCCTATCAAGGGGGGACACAGGGGGGGGTTAGTTTAAGGCTGGAAGTCTGCCTTCATCATCGCCACAGTAAACAGGTCGCAGAATTGAACTAAGTCTTTTTGCTTCCACTTTACTGTGCCTTGCATAAAGCGCGTCTTGCCGAATTCCTGATCGCTGGCAGGTACTGCTCTTATATAGCACAATACAGGCTCAAGCTGTCTATCGAGTGCCGCAAATGCCTTGTACTCTTCCGTTACGAACACGATGCCGTAATTTTTATTCTGGTTGATCGTGTTCCAAAAGCGGATGTTGGCATCTACGCCTTCGTGCTTAAAGGCCATCTCACACTCAAAGCGACCGTGGCGCTCCATGCGCCCTGCAATACCGGGTATGGTTTGCGCGGTAATGTTGGGCCAGTAGGCTTCAATGTCTTTGATGGCGATCATGTTCAGCGCTGTCTTGGCGGCAGTAAGGGTAGTCTGGTCAATGACCGTGGTTAGGTCAAAACCTTTCTTTACCAGGTACATGCCCAATATGCCAGAACCTTCGTCAATACAATCGCCAGCCGGTGTGTGGTTTCCGGCTGCAATGGTACAGGGGTCGTATGCTACTATTGCCATTTTGGTTTAATGGTTAAAGGGTTTACTTCTCAAATTTTTCGTACCCGCTTTTGTCTTCCAGCCTTTCAAACTGCTCTTCGTTCAAGAAGGTCTCTCCATCTTTGCTGAAGTACTTGCCTTTCGGGTCGTCATTGAAAATGCCTTTCAGCACTTCTTCAGCAACAACTAATGACTTCGCAACAGCTTTAGGCTTTTCAGCTTTAGGCTTCTCAGTTTCAACAGCGGCAATGGGTGCAGTCACTTCCGGTGCGTTTGCATCAGGTGTAACAGGTGGAACAGCAGGGGCGGGAGATTTTTTTTTCTTAGTGGACATAAACTATTCTTTAAAGGTGTTTTTTGATTTTCTCTTTGATAAACTTCATTGCTGCGGTGGCTACGAAGCCAACCACTGCGCCTATGAAGGCAAGTACTGCGGTATCAAAAGCAAGTGCGTAAGTGATGTTGCCAAGTACCAGCCAGCTCTTGATAAAACCGAGGGTGCCGCCTATCACGGCACCTCCGGCTTCTTGTGCGTTAGGATGGCTCAT